ACACTGACGGGCCTGCGTCTCGCACGCCCCGAACTGCCGCCCTGACAGCGCCCACAGGACGGAGACGGCCAAGTCCTCGGCGGCGTTGCGGCGTGCCAACGCAAGGTTGTAGGCGGCCAGCGCGTCGTCGTAGGCGGCCTGCTCCTCACTGGTGGGGGTATCGGGAAGGACGGGCTCGTCCGGCAGGGCCGGGAGACACGTCCGGTCCACATCCCAATCGCACGCCATGGGCCAGACGGTAACCAGTCAGGGTGCTCGAAACGACGCACCGCCCCGAGGCCAGAAGCACCCGAGGCGGTTGCCGTACAGGACTACACCGCGGTGACGTGCGCCGCCGGCGTGGTGCCGCCGGTGAGGCCGTTGTCCTCGGGTTCGAACGTGACGCCGTCGGGCGGGATGACATTGATCGTGCCCGCCGGCAGGTTGGTGCCGGTGACGGTCCAGTCGGAGGCGGTGTAGCCGTCGTCCAGTGCCGCCAGGATGGTGAGCAGCTGGCCGGGTGTCGAGTTGAACAGGATGACACCCGTCTCCAGGGTTTCCCCGCCCGGGTAGGTGACCATCGACGACCAGTTGCCGCCCGTCGGGACACCCGTGATGGTGACGTTGTACCCCTGGTCTTCGGCGGCCTGCTCCGGCGCCACATCCGCAGACGATGCACCGTAGTAGTACGGCGGCGCGGCGAACAGCGTTTGGATGGCCAGCGCGTCCGCGCCGTCCGTCACCTCCGGAGGCACAACCGGGGTGGAGAACAGGGTGATGTGCTCCGACTTCGACGTCGGCACCAACAGACGGCCCGGCGTGCCGGAGGCGTCGGTGGCCGCCACGTTGTACGGGCCGCGACCCCAATGGGGCATCGCGATCGTCCGTCCCGTCATGGTGAACGTCGCCACACCCGACTCCACCGTCAGGGCGCCCGAAATGAACTCGGTTCCACCGAACAGCAGGTAGCCGTGAGAGGCGCCGGATGCGGCGGCGGAGAAGATCGAATCGTCCAGCGGGATCTCGCAGCCGTCGTCGTCGCCCACACCGGTCCACACCTCGAAAGCCACACCGGTGTCGGCGTTCACTTCCTTCTGGTCGCGGAAACCGATCGGATTGTCATCCCAGTCCAGAACGCGCGCCCATCCGGTGATCAGCGAATACAAGTCGGGGTCGACGTCGCAGAACTGGATTTCGACGTTCCACCACTTGCGTTCCGGCGGGGTGCGCCCTTGGACGCATACCTTGCCGGCGGCGTTGGTCTGCTCGAGGTCTTCGGCGGCCTTCAGTTCGGGGTCGAGGTTGACCCGGATGAAGCCTTCGGTGACGAGCCGGTTGGACGCGCCCGCGAGGGGCTTACCGCACCGGTCAATCTTGGATGCCCTTAATGCCAAACCTTTGACGACTGCGAACGACACGTCGCTTCCTCCTGCTGTGTGGGCACGTCGCGCCCGTTTCGGTCAGGCCATCCGAGGCAAACCAGACAGTAGGGGGGGCGGGTGAAACGACGTCACCAGCGGGACGTGGGCGCATCAGCCGCGGCCGCGTTCCACCTGGGCGTCGGCGATCGTGGTCTGCTGCTGCTTGTGCACCAGGTCGCGCGCCAGCTCGTCAACACGCTTCTGAGCGAGCTCGATCGCTTCAGCGGCCTCTTGGGAGACGGCCACACCCTGAGACTCCTTATAGCTGGCCAGTTCGCGCAGAGAGGCCAGCATCACCCGAGTGGCGTCCAGCTGATCGGCGCGTGCGGCAGTCAGGTTGGAGTTGACGAGCGCGTGAATGGAGCCGAGAGCCGCCGTGGTGCTCGCAGCATCCTTGGCAGCCTGCCTCGCGATGCCTCTATTGGACCGGAGGAGAATTCGGTGCTGCCACCACGTGACGCCTATGAAGACGCCCGCCAGGGCTATCCAGAGTAGGTCTGTCATGCCATCCGCCAATCAGTCATCTAGAACAGCCCGCCCAGCCCCAGCCCGCCGAGTAGGTCGCCCAATAGACCACCGCCACCGCCGCCGCCGCCGCGGTGGTGCGGGCCGCCGACCGGATGCTTCGGCAGCAGGGGGCAGTCGCCCAGGTTGTCGGCGATGTACCCGCCGGGGCACGACACATACGGCGCAGCGTCGGCCGTCGCCACACCACACACGACCGCGGCGACCAGGAGGCTACATACCGCAAGTCGGCGGCGGCAGCGGATTCGCCGCACGGTGCGCATCGTTCTCCCGCTGCTGCTCCAGGGAAGCCCTGAACTGCTTGTCCGTCTCCAAGGTGAGGTCGATCGCCCACTTCTCACGCGCCGGGTCCGCTCCGTCGAGCCTCGCGATATCAGGAGGCGGGAAGACCAGATTGTGAATCCAGTCGTAGATCAACTTCCGCTGGTACATCGAAATCTGATCGTTGTCCGACGTCACCGAGGACCGCTCGCGCAGCACCTGCTGGAACTCGCGCACACAGTTGGCGTTCTGCTGGGCCTGGACGGCCACGTACATCACGACGCTGATCGCCAACGGGATCGCGAAGTACTGCCACTTGAACACCACGATCCTGCCCTGCAACCTGGCCTTGATCAGATGCCATGCGGATGCCGCCCCAACACCGATGAGGAAGTGCCACAGCCCTTCTAGGGTGAACAGGTTGAGGAACCAATCAGTCATCTCGATCAGCCTTCTTACCGCCGTCTTTCGGCTTGACTGTCGAGATACCCAGGTTCGTCACCCACGCTCCGGACATGATCACGAAGACCGTGTCCAGTCCCTCCAACGGGATTTTGGCGACCTTGAAGCCGAGCCAGGCCACGAACGTGATCGCCCAGACGACAGTTGAGAGTCTGCCGTTGCGAGCCCACTTGGCCCAGCCTGATTCGTCGTCAGCCATGCCCGACACCTAATGGCGGTACGTCGGGCATGGCCGTGTCCTCCAATCGATTCTGGTCGTCATGGTCAGACGCAGGGGCTCATTTCGGCGCCGAAGCGATGGCGTCCAGAACCGCGGGCTTGTTGGGCAGTCCGGTGGTGTCGAGACCTTTGACGGCGGCGGCGTAGGCGTCGAGCTCGGGGCGTTTCCAGTCCTCCGACGGCTCACCGTCCGGGTAGGGCGCGGCACTGTCGAGCAGTCCGGCTTCACGGGCGTTGCCCTCCGGGACGCGGTACACCGCGCGGGGGCCGTGACCGCGGGTCAGCTTCTCCACGAACTCTGGCGGCGTCTTCTTCAGCAGCCGCGCCAGGCCCGGGCCACGCAAGGCCTGGTCCGTGAAGTCGATGATGGCGAAACCGTCCTCCACGAGGACTTCCACACCTGCAGGCATGTCGATGCTCCTAAGCGATGTCTACCGCCGCGATGGCGGCCTCATATCCGACGACCAGCGACCGTTCCGCGACCGCCTTGAACCGGTTCCACTCCAACTTCATCGCGCCCTGGATCGTGACGGTGCCGCGCCACCCGAACGTCGGGGAGGTGGCCACCAGCACGTCGGCCAAACCGGCGACATACCCGCCGCCGAACACCCACGTGTTGCCCAGCGGGGTTTTCAGGCCGGTGCCGGACCGGACGATCAGCTGCGCCTGCGCGGCGTAGGCGGCCCACTGCGCGCCCGCATGAATGAACCCGACGGTGTTCGTCAACGCGATCGCCGCCTCCAACTTGGAGACCGCCTCCACGATGTCCGCGGCCGCAGCGGGGGTGCCGCCGTCGGTGAGCAGCCGGGCAGAGAACGCGGTTTCGACGGCGTTGGGTTCCTGCAGCCTGTGCGTCTGCTCCGCGCGAGTCAACACCTCCGCCTGCGACCGGGCGGTGAGGTCGCATTCGTCGGTGGCCCACGACGTGAACGCCTCGAAGCTATCCGGGAACTCCGGCCGCGTCCCCTCTTTGACGTCGCCGGGGTCGAGGTCTTCGGTGGCGCCGCACCACGGCGCCGTCCACACCCCGTAGGCGTCAGCCCCGCCGTAGTTGAACACCCGCACGTCGACACCCGATGCGAGCCAGCGCAAAGGTCCGTCGGTGGTCTGCCAGTTGGTGGCCGCGAACAATCCGTTCGGGGCCGGGTTGACCAGCGGGGCCTCGAACACCACCGGCGCGAAACCTGTCGTCATGTCGTCATCCTCTCGGCGGGGAAGGCGGGCGGCCGTGAACGCCTCGGATGTTGTTCACGGCCACCCACCAGTCCAATGCGAAACCCCCGGGGGCTTAGGTGACTGCCGCCGCCGGGCTGGTGCCGCCAGTGAGGCCCGTACCGGTCGCCGAAGCCGTACCCAGGATGGCCGGGTAGGTGATGACCAGCGCAGTGCCGGGCAGTGCCCCACCGACGACGGTGAACGCCGCCGCCGCGATGTCGTCGTCCATCCCGCCGAGCGCCGTCTTCGCCTGCGCGTTCGTGGAGTTGAACACGATGGTCGCCGACTTGCCGCCCTTGCCGCTGAACGCCAGCGGGAAGCTGCCGCCCGTCGGGATTCCGGTCACCGTCAGCGTGACGGTGACAGTCGTGGCGTACTCGGTCGTGCAGTCGATGACCTCGCGGGCACCGACAGCACCGTTCACGCACAGCGGAATCCGGATCAGATGCGACGGATCGCAACGCTTCCCCACCTGGAACTCGTCCTCAACGAATCCCTCCATCTGCCGGTTCTGCTGCAGCATCTCGATCGGGTACTGCACACCCAACGTGATGACGTTGTCCAATGCCCGCCAGAACGTTCCGGCCGGGTACAGCACGACGTCGACACTGCCGGGCCACCAACTGGTGTCCTCGTGACCGGGCTGACCCGCACCCAACGACTGCCAACGGCCCTCGTACTGCAGGTAGATGCCGCGGGCCGCCAGCCAGGCATCCACCTGGGCGTCGGTGACGTTCAGAACATCGAGGCCGTCACGCCCCGCCAGGTCGGCCCGCAGTACGTCCCGGAACCAGATCGGGGCGACGCCCTCGATGGTGGTCTTACGGGTCTTGATCTGCAGGTTGCGTGCCCGGATATGCAGTCCGTTGAGGATGCCGGTGGTGGCACCCAGGACCGCATCGGTCGGCACGACCTTCGCCGCGGACGACTGCGCGATCACCTTCAGCAGCGACTTCGCCGAAATCCGGTACTGGTGCTCCACCATGAACTCGTCGAGGAACTTCTTGATCAGCTCCGGCCATGCCCGCTTCTGCAGGATGCCCGACTTGATGGCCCAGCCGATCGCTTCCAGCCGGTACTCCACCATCGTTTCGGGGCACGGCACTTCGACGAAGTTCTTGATCGCCGTCGGAGTGAAGTTGGGGCTACCGCTGTCGGCTTCCAACTCGGTTTCGGTGAAGTGGAAACCGGTCTGCAGCGCCGAGAAATCGGGTTCGGCGGGGAACCGCACACCGCCGCGGTTCAGCCGCTTCTCGGGGAACGACAGCAGCCCGATCGCAGGCTGAGTCGGGCAGAAGTCGTACATCTGCTCCGAGGGCGAGCACCAGCCGCCAGCGGCGACGAGCGTCTTCGCGGAAACCTGTCCGTAGCCGGGAATTTCGGAGGTGATGCGATCGAGGTCGGCGTAGAACTCCTCGTACGTCTTGTGCACGGGGAGTTCCGGGCGCGCCATCTTCGCGAGGATCGTCGGGCCGGAGGGCCGGATGCCTGTGAATTCGCCGGATTGCGCGCTGATGCCCGCGGCGATTACCGCCGTGTCGACCATCTGCCCGTTGAACTCGGCGTAGTTCGGCGCGGACGCCACCAGGCTCCACACCTCCGGCTTGCCGCCTGCGGGGGTGCCGGTGGGGATGTCGCTGGTGACGACGGCCCCGGCGAACGTGACGGCGGCGGCGGTGACGGTCGCGGGGTCGGCGGCGTCTGCGGCCACCTGCTCCGCTTCGGCCACGACGTCGGCGGCAGCGTCTCCGTCGCCAGCTTCAGCGTCGGGGGTCACCTCGGGTTCGGCAGGCGTTGCGGTCGCGGCGTCAGCGCCCGCGAGTGCGGCGTTGACCCGGTCGGCGTGCGACTGCTCGGCGCCTGCGGCGTCGGTGATCGCAGCCTTGACCGTGGTGTGGGACGCGTTCAGGTATTCGAGGCGTTCGACGTCCTCGTCGGAGAACTCGTCGCCTGCGGCGGCGCGGGCCTGGTAGACGTTGATCTCCGCCTTGGCCGCGGCTGCGAGTTGCTCGAGCTCGGCGGCGGTGACGGGTAGCTGATCGGGCAGCGTGAACTTCACGGGGGTGTCCTTCGGTGCGTAGGGACTGCCTATTCCGATCGCTCCCCGGTACATAACGCGGGCAGGAACTCTCTTGGCCGCAGACCGTACGAACAGGACGTGCAACGGGGTGTGCACGCCGAGTTGCGAGGCTGCGCAGCAGATCGGCGCGATGCCGGTCACAGGGCGCGACGCCCTCGATCCGCGAAGGAGTTCGGCCATGCCGAAGGAAGTCATTCAGTACCCCGCCACGATCGGCAATTCGGGTACGGAACTATCGGTGCACTGGTCCAAAGGCGGGGACAGTGTTCTGTCCACCGCCGGTGAGGTGCAGATCGCAACCACCCGGCACGTCTGGATTCCGGACCAGGATTCCGGCCATTCGATCAGCCAGCACGCCGATCACAACAACTGCGCCGAGTGTGTGTCCGGCGCGGACGCGCAGGTCGACGACGGATTGACTGGCTGGGGCAATCCTGGTGACCCTGCCACCGTCTACACCGAGCCGATGGGCCGCGGCGAGATAAACGCTCTGATCCGGGTGTTACGTCGTGCGCGAGATCAGGCGTTCGGCACGGACGCCTAGGCCTGGGTGAGTTGGCGGGCGGTGCCTCCACCCGCGCGGCGGATCGCCTTCTTCGCATCGATCGGCGTCAGGAACGTCTCAGGCGCCAACCCCGCACTCGGTGGGTAGGTCACTTCGTAGCCGACGATCTTCGCCCCCGACGACGTCACACCTTTACGGCATCCACACGCGATGGCTACTGCCCTCCCTCGTCGTCGCTGCGGTCCTCGCTAGATGAGCCCTTGAGCCTGCCCACGATCATGACTACAGCCACGGAGACAATCAGAGTGCAGAAAATGATGGTGTTCGAGAGATCAACGCTGCTCACAGGTTGGCCCCGACCTCGGCCAGCAGTTGCTCGACGCGCTCATTCGGTGTCAGCTCCGGCGGCGGATCCCCCACAGTCTCCCGGGCCTGGGCGAGCGCGGCCTTCGCGCGCGCCCGGTTGGCGAGCACGGCGTCCTGGTTGGCGCGGCGCTGATCCACCGTCTCCACGACCTCAGTCAGTAGCGTCTTGAGCGACTCCCGGTCAAGACTGAACCCACCACCAGTCTTCTTCGACTTACGCGACGGGCCGAGGCTCGCAACCAAAGCCACCTCGCGACCGTCAGGACCGGTGGCCGCGCTGTAGATCGGGAACCCGGGGCTGTTCACGGCGTGGGCGCCGATCATGTCCAGTCCCCGGCCCTGGTCGCGCCAGTCACCCGACAGCGGCGCAGTCATGCCCGCCTGGAACGTCTCAGGGTCCACCCCCGGCGCCGGGACACCGGAGAACCAAATCCCGAAGGCATCCTCACCGACGCGCACCAACCCGAACGCGGTACAGACGTTGTCGTAGTGGGCCTTCGCGGCGGCCGCGGTGACGGTCGCGCTAGTCGGTGCGTGCCCGCCCTTGACGGTGAGCCGGCCGACCGAAAGCTGCTTGCCGTTGTCCAGCAAGACCTGACTGGTATGAAAGTTGGCGTAGTCGTTGTGGTTGCGCGGCGCCAGATCGCCATTGCCACCGCGGATGGGATGCCCCCACTCGGCCAGATGTCCGTAGATCCGGCCCGTCGTGTTGTTCATCGTCGGCGCGGTGGGCCGGGTCAACTTGGGATCCTCGAACAGTGCCGGGTCGTAGCTGGCCAGCTTGAGATCGGTGACGATCGACGCGACCACGGCGACGTCGCGGGTCTCGCGGTCGCCGAGCACGATGTCGATGCCGTCGAACGCGGGTGTCTGCACCAGGGTGAACCCGGTCAACTCGGCCTTGGTGAAGTAGGTGAACGGCTCACCGTTCTCCTCCCACCAGTCGTAGAGATCGCCCTCGATCTCCTTGCCGTCCTCGTCGGTGAAGATGTACTCGCACGCCGCCATGTCCATGCTTGGCGCGCTGACCTTGTGTGCGACCTGGGTCATCGCCTCCTGAGCCTCCTCGGAATTGAGGAAGTATCCGGTGGCTAGGACGTCGGTGCCCTTGATCTGGGAAGTCTCGATGACGCCGACGGTGAAGCTGTCGTAGTGCCCGCCGCTGGCCTGCTTCTGCCAAGCCATCGGGTGAGGGAACTCGCGCATGGTCATGTCGACGTCCTTGGCCACGATGCGGCGGTCGGAGGTTGCCACACCCAGCTTGCCGACGACGCCACTGAACGTCTGCTCGGCTTCATGTCGTGCTCCTGTTCACTCGGTGCGGCCCAGCCGCCGGACGCCACGCGCCCAATACCGTCCTCGTCGTCACGGGCGCGAATGTTGCCCGCCTCACGTCGCCGCTCAATTTCCTCCGCCTGGGTGCGCCCGTCCCGGTTGATCGCCACGGAATCGCGGCCGTCGAGGCGTTCGGTGTGGCGATCTACCTCGTCGGGGATTGCCTCGTCGACCGCCAGGACGCCGACGCGACACCGGCAGTTGATGACGTTGCCTGGTGAGCCGGTCGGGTCGCCTGGGAACGCCAGCGACTCGCCGCCGACGGTGAAGGCGCCTGCGAGCGGTACTCGTTGACCGTCGGCAGCCCAGTGTCCGCTGCGAGTTTTTGAATCCAGCGTCGAAATCCAGGTTTTCTCGAGATCTTCGCGCTCATCCTCGGGCAGGGCGGTGTTCTGCTGCTCGGCCGCG